CTTTTGTTCCCAATCACATCGCTGAGTCTTTCTTTGCTAGTGTTTATCCTACTATTACTTCTGGTAAAAGCACAAAAGTAATAATGGTTTCAACCCCTCACGGGATGAATCATTTTTATAGGTATTGGCACGATGCAGAAAAAGGAAAGAATGAATATGTACCCACTGATGTTCATTGGTCAGAAGTTCCTGGTAGAGATAGTGAATGGAAGAGACAAACGATTGCAAACACATCTGAGCAACAATTTAAGATTGAGTTTGAGTGTGAGTTCTTAGGATCTGTTGATACTCTGATTGCACCAAGTAAATTAAGAACACTCATCTATGAACAACCAGGTAAATCTAGTGGTGGACTGGATGTTTTTGTTGATCCTATAAGAGGTCATGATTATGTAATTACGGTTGACGTAGCAAGAGGTGTATCAAAAGACTATTCAGCCTTCATTGTAGTAGATATAACTGAGTTTCCTCATGCGGTAGTGGCAAAGTATAGGAATAATGAAATCAAACCAATGCTCTTCCCCAGTATTATTCAAGATATTGGAACAAAGTATAATGATGCATTTGTCTTATGTGAGGTAAATGATGTAGGAGATCAGGTAGCATCTATATTAAACTTTGATTTAGAATATAAAAACCTTTTAATGTGTTCTATGAGAGGTAGAGCAGGTCAGATTGTTGGTCAAGGATTCTCTGGTAAGAAAACTCAACTTGGACTTAAGATGTCCAAGACAGTTAAAAAGGTTGGTTCTCTTAACTTAAAAACTTTGATAGAAGAAAACAAACTTCTTTTCACTGATTATGATATATTAAATGAACTTACAACCTTTATTCAGAAAGCAAATTCCTTTGAAGCAGAGGAAGGATGTAATGATGACCTTGCCATGTGCTTGGTGATCTATGCATGGTTGGTGGCACAGGACTACTTTAAAGAACTTACTGATCAAGATGTAAGAAAAAGATTATATGAAGAACAAAAGAATCAGATCGAACAAGATATGGCTCCCTTTGGATTTATGGATGATGGAATGGGAGAGGAGAGTTTTGTTGATAATGATGGAGATAGGTGGTTTCAGGGAGATGAGTATGGTGATAAATCATATATGTGGGAATACCTATCCTGATGGAAATAGACAAGCAAATAAAGTTAGGACATTTATTGCTGTCTAATAGAATATGCAGAACATGCGGAGAAGAGAAGAATTTAATAGAAAGTTTTTATAGAACTCGTAAAGATAGAGGGCCTGTTGCATCTTCTTATTCTTATGAGTGTAAGGTATGTACAATTCAAAGAATAGTAGACACTAGAAGAAAAGATAATCCATTTACAGAGTGGAATTACCCTGATTGGTAATTGTTCACGGCATGTTTCCCCGTCGAAAATGTCAAAAACAATAAATATTTTCAGGTAAATCAGAGTATTTCGGAGAAGAATATGGCGACTCCTCAATTATCTCCTGGAGTAGTAGTTAGGGAGGTTGACCTAACTGTTGGAAGAGCAGATAACGTCTTAGCTAATATCGGTGCTATTGCGGGTCCATTTAAAATTGGCCCTGTTGAAGAAGCAATTGATATTACTACTGAACAGGAATTGATCAACACATTTGGTAAACCACTCTCAACTGATAGACAGTATGAGTATTGGTTGAGTGCATCATCTTTCCTTTCGTATGGTGGTGTTCTTAAAGTTGCAAGAGCAGATGGTGCAACTCTTAACAATGCAAACGCAGGTGCTCCGATTGGAGGAGTTGGTATTGCTTCTACAAGTAATATCAAAATTAAAAATTATGATGACTATCAAGGAAGTTATACAGAGATAACAAGTGCATGGACATGGGCAGCTAAAGATCCTGGTACATGGGCAAATGATCTTAAAGTATGTTTTATTGATGACATAGCAGATCAAACTGTTGGATTCTCCACAAATGATCTGAGTAAGTTTGGTTTCACCATTGGATTAGGTGTTACATGGGCATACAGTGGAACAACAGCAGGAGTTGGTACAACATCAACTACTAATGGGTATATAAGGAATATTGTTACTGGTGTTAATACAAACACAAGTACCACTGAAGAAAGCACAATAGATGTTAAGATTGTATCCAGAGTTCAAACAACTGGTGCAGGTGCTACTGAGACGGCAATCGATTATGCTCAATTTGATCCACAATCATCAATAACAAAGGGAACTACCCTAATTGGTGTTAATGCCTCTGGTATTAATACTGACAATGGATCTACTTTATTAGCAAATAGTTTGATTACTGGTGTTACTACGGTATCTGACTGGTATAATAACCAGACATTGGATCTAACAAACTCTACAGTTTATTGGAAACAGGTTGCATCAAAACCAACCACAAGTAGATATAGTGAGGAAAGAAGTGGTAGAAATGATACTATGCACGTTGTGGTTGTTGATGACACAGGATCAGTAACAGGTATTCAGGGAAGTATTCTTGAGAAGAATCTATTCCTCTCCAAAGGTTCCAATTCAGTCTCCGATACTGCTGCACCCGAAAGAAGTTACTATAAAGACTTTATTGCACAACAATCAGCATACTTATATCCTGGTTTTAATGCATCTAGTGCAACTGATAGTTACTTCAAAACTGAACCAACAGCAACAGGATTCACCACTTATTCAGGTGTTAAGTCAGATTCATTTACTGCTATCGGAGTTGCTGGAGGTCTTTGGGGACAAGAAACTCAAGGAGTTATCTTCAATGCTATAGGTAATAAGACATATCCTCTTGGTGGTGGTGTTGATTACGCTGCTTCTGGTGGTACTGAAATGAAGGCCACTTTGGGTTCACTTGTAGATGCATATGACTTGTTCTCTAACTCAGATGAGGTGGAGGTTGATTATCTAATCATGGGGCCTGGATGCGGTGCTAAAGATGAGTCTCAAGCAAAAGCAAATAAACTTATTGCGATAGCAGAGGCGAGAAAGGATTGTGTGGCTGTTATTTCACCACATAGATCAGATGTTGTAAATGTAACTCAAGGAGAAGATCAAACAAATAATGTTCTTGAATTCTTCTCTCCAATAAATGCATCATCTTATGGAATATTTGATAGTGGATATAAGTACATGTATGATAGATTCAATAATGAGTTCGTATATGTTCCATGTAATGCTGATGTAGCAGGTTTGATGGTCAGAACAGAGATTGAGGCTTATCCTTGGTTCTCTCCTGCTGGTCAACAACGAGGAGTTTTGAATAATGCAATTAAACTTGCATATAGTCCTAAGAAATCACAAAGAGATGTTCTTTATGAATCAAGGGTTAACTCTATTATTAATCAGTCTGGAACTGGTATTCTTCTCTACGGTGATAAGACCGCATTGAATTATGCATCCGCATTCGATAGAATCAATGTTAGGAGACTCTTCTTAACAGTTGAAAAAGCACTTGAAGCAGTTGCAAATGCTCAACTCTTTGAATTTAACGATGAAATAACTCGTGCAAACTTTAGTAATGTGGTTGAACCTTATCTAAGAGATGTTCAAGCAAAGAGAGGACTCATTGATTTCCGAGTCATCTGTGATGAAACGAATAACACTCCTAGTGTGGTTGATAATAATGAATTCCGTGCAGACATATTCTTGAAACCCACTAAGTCTATTAATTATGTCACCCTTACTTTCGTTGCTACCAGAACTGGAGTCAGTTTTGAAGAAGTAACTGGAAGAGTTTAACTTTATAATTAATTACATAGGAGAAATTAACCAATGGCCAGTTTAAAAACCATTACCCAATTTAAGTCGAGACTTGCTGGTGGCGGTGCTCGTCCTAATCTGTTTGAAGTCAACATTAATGACTTCAAATATGCAGATGCTTGGGATAACGAAACTTTTCAGTTTCTTTGTAAGACTGCTGCATTACCAGCATCTTCAATTACACCAGTTGAAATTCCTTTCCGAGGAAGAATATTAAAGGTTGCTGGTGACAGAACCTTTGATACTTGGACAGTTACTGTTATTAACGATGAAGATTTCAAACTGAGAACTTCATTTGAGCAGTGGATGAATGGAATTAGTAAGTTAAGTGATGCTAGTGGACCTTCTAACCCTAATTCATATATGGGTAATGCGACTGTTAATCAGTTAGGAAGATCACCAGAAGGCCGTTTTGGTACTGCAGGAACAGCAGCAGGAGATAATAGTGGTGGTGGACCAACATTTGAACCACTAAGAACATATTATTTTCTCT